ATCCGATAAAAGCGGTCCTCCACCTGAAACGTATCGCCGGGAGTCCAGGGCCGATCCCCGAGAATGACCCGCGACGACTTCGTCAACGTGATGCCCACCCCGCCTGCGCGAGAACTCGATACGAAAACCTGAGACTGCCCAGCCTGAAACCGATCTACCATCGCCTGCCGATCTTCTTTCGGCGTCTCGCCCGTGAGATGTTCAATCTGCATCTGCGGGTGGGTTGTTCGCAGGCTCGTAATAATCATCTCTTGTGAGGTATGAAACTCGGTGAAGATTCCAACTGGATACCCGGCATCGAGAATTTCTCGCGCCATCTCCGCGATAAATTCACTCTTTGCAATCGAAGACGCATGTCGATAGTGGGTCGTCATCACCAGCGCTTCCCCCTCTACCGAAATCTCTCCTTTCCGTACTCGTTCCTGATACTCCCTCTGCATTTCTTTGAACGCGTCTTGATACTGTTTGATGGCGTAGTCACTGAGTTCGGCAGGAACAAAGGCACGAATCTTTGGTGGCAGATCAAGACACTCGCTTTTTGTTTTACGGGCGAGTCTGTCTTTCGTTTTGAGATGGAGTTCGTCGAGAAACGCGGCCCCGGTCACATCCCATTTTGACCAGCGCGTCTCCTTTGCGGCGCACCACCGGACATGGTAGCGTTTCACATCATGTGATAAGGGATGATCGATTGCTTGCAGGAGCGGCAGGAGGTTAATCGGCCTGCCATTCTTGATCGGTGTACCAGTCATCGGATAGCTCGCTCTACAACGCGGGTGTGTAGACAGGGCGAGAAAGGCTTCGCCCCGCAAACTCTTATTGCCCGCCGCCGCATAGTGAGCCTCATCGGCAATGAGGAGATATTCCCGATCTTCGAGGGGCTCCGGCATTTTTGCCCACGACCACACCTCAAGCGCTACGCGCATCTGTTCTGCTTCCCGGTGCCACATCCCCATAAGAGAGGCGGGGCACACGACGAAAATCGGGAGCGCCGGATACACTGTTTGCCACGCCTTTGCAACAACGAGCGCGGCTGTCGTTTTTCCGAGCCCCATGTCCCACCCCAGTATAAACTTGTGAATTGAGAGCATCTGCGCGACTCCCTCTTGCTGGTGCGGGAATAAGGTCTTGCCATCCGCTTGCATCTTGGTCAGGTCACCCGCTGCTGCTAACAATGCCGCGACTTCTTGTTCGTGTGCTGACTGCTTTGCTGTGGCTTCTGCTTCCATCGTCCGCCGTGATTCGGCCAGCTTCGGGTCCAGCGGAATGTTCGGAAAGCGGGCAATGATCCTGTCAAGAAATTGCGCGAGGGTGGACCATTCTTTTTCGTTCGGGTTCCAGCGGCCTCGACACGCCGATTTAATAAAGCTGCGATCGTCTTCAGACGGGAAGCTACCGAACTTGATAAAGACCAATCCATTGTGGAGTGAGATCAAACCAGCGGGAATAGGCCGTGTGTAGGCTGGCGAGGCATAACCAGGCTGGTTACTGAGAGAACTCGGCGTGATTTCTTTCGGATACACGGGGCGCTGTGCCGATTGCCACTGTGCAGGAAGCGGAGGGTCGGCCTGAGTGGGCAGATCGGCCATAGAGGGCAGATCGATCCCTCCCCGCGCAAGCTGCCCTCTATACGTCTGGAGCATCTTGAGTCCAGTTTGACACTGATTGTACGAGAGCGAATCCTGGCGCGCGAGACTGTGACCGAAGACGGTATCGGTGCCCCTGAAACCTTGCCCATCCTGCGCTTTGGCACCGTCACACCGGCTCGCAAGATACTTGACCGCCCGCAGCACCTGATTTCGCACCTCTACGTATGTCATCATTAGAACCTCCTTGAGATTATGCCCCCCACCCTACGAAGGTGGCACGCGAAGAGCGAGGGCGAGTTGCTGAAATACTGTAAATATCTTACAATAAGTTGAACCTGTTGTCAAATGGGAAATGGAGGGTTTTCTCCTTCCCTTGTAGGCCCCTAAGAAAAGACGGCGAACTATTGCCTTTTCCATGTTTTTTCTTAGAGGTTCAAAAATGAACGATATTCAAGACCGGGTTCCCTTGTTTTTTTCCTCACAAACCCGTTATATCTCGGGCTATAGGCATTTTGGGGGTGCTGCTGTCAGACAACCGCCTCACCCTGAGGCGTAATCCGGGAGCTACACAATATGTAAACCTTTTCCGTTGATAACCGCCGTGCGGTGGACACTAGGCCGCTGGCAGAAAACAGGTTGCTCATGCAACATGCTCGCGTCGAACATCTCTCGCTCGTCCTTGTCGATACCGAGACCGACATCGAAGAAGCGGAACCACAGCCACTCACCGACAATTTTCCCGAACGGTGCCTCTTGCGTGCCGTCCTCGAAGAAGCGATCACCACCCTTCTTCGCCACGCCCATAAATCTCGTCTCTCTTCACAACATGCCGCCGCTGAAGCGCAAGCCTGGTTCGACGAACAGGGAGACGACCAGTCCCCGTATTGGTTTTCATTCTTGCAAGTCTGCGATGTGTTGTGTCTTGATCCAGGGTTTATCCGACGAGGATTGGCAACGCGGCTGGCCTATATCGCCGATCACCCACGGGCGAAAATCTCGGTGAAGACATTCGAGTTTATGCCTCCGACTGTCCCGATTTCGCTCCCACAGTACCCGGTTGCCATTGACGTTCTTCTTCCAGCATTCCACCCTGTATTTTTATGATCCCCCCTGACCTCACGCAGTATTTCTCCGTTGCCACTGCTGCCGCTCTTGCCGGAGTGACCGCGAAGCGTGTCTATCAAATTCTGCGAGAGCAGAAGATGTATGAGCACTGCCTGAAAGTCCCCGCCGATGCCAAACGCCCCGCCTTGCTTATTCCTCCCCGCTTTCTCTCTGTGTTTCAGGACTATCAGGCAACGGAAGTCCGTCAGAAAGCAGGGAAGAAGGGAGGGTCACGCTCCCGTCCCCCTCCTACTGGGAAAACCTGATATGTCCGACTTGCTGCGTAGCAGCAACAATTTTGCTTGACTTTGTATAGCAAACCGCTAAAATAGACTGCATTCTGCGGGCATACCTGGGGGGATACTCCTGTTACTGTCCGCACCCCCCATGCCCAGTAACATGTATCTGCTTACCCGCTTTCACACCCCCGAGGGAAGGGCTGAGCAAACCTAGGGAGCCCGCAGTAATACAGGAGGCGGACACGTAGCATGCGAGCGTGTCTTATTAAGAGGCAGGGCATGTCGAAGAGCCTAATTCTGCCCTCATTTATGTTTGCTTCATTGAGTTGTATTTGCTATACTGCTTGTGTGGCATTGGCGGTAAATCTCGCATATAAATTGAAGCTCTATCCGACGCGCAACAAAGCGGACACGCTTGCGCTTTTGGCAGCCTTGTTTCGTAAGTCGCACGCCGATGCCACACATCAACTGGCGCAGGAACAAGGCCGCCCACCTAGTACGAAGGGGATGGGGGACTTCATTGGACGTGCTTACCGCCGTGCATACAAGGACTATCATCGCGCCCATAAAGCAGGGCACGAAGCGGGTATTCTCAAGGCGGAGTTAATTGACGCCGCTGATGTTCAAGAGCCGCGCAAAGCCCGCAGCTTTGACTTATGGGTTCTGATTCGTGGAACAACTATCTGTCAAGGAGGCAAAGGCGGGTTTTACCTTCCTGCTAAAAAACATCGAGGAATCAATCGAACATTGGCCTTACCTGGGGCTATTCTGAATGAAAGTGCCGAGGTCTTCCGTTCTCTTCGAGGACATTGGTATGTCAGAGTTTCCGTTTCCGTCCCACTTGCCGAAATTCAAATCCCGAACGGCTGGCTCGGCTGTGATGTTGGTTTGCGAACGTCAGTCGCTCGCTCAGATGGCTACATGGGACCGGATCTCCGCCCGATTATCAAACGAACTATACAACGGAAAGCCGATCAACAGCGCAATGGTATCGATCGGCAAACCGTGACTTGTCAGAGACACGTCATTGCCAGAGAAGCTCGGAAGGCTGTCACCGTGTGTCAGCGTTCGGGTCGAGGCCTTGTCGTGGAGGACCCGCGCAGACTGCCGCGCTATAAACAGTGGGCCGCTCGATACTTTGCCCTGAGAGCCCAACTGCTAATGGCGATCATAGGTTTGCCTGTCTTTTTGACCCCACCTCCCCGCACTAGCATCACCTGTTCCCGTTGCGGTTGGGTCGAGAAAGGACAACGACACAAAGAGACGTTCCGCTGTTGGCGCTGTGGCTACATCCGCAACGCTGACCGTAATGCGTCTCAGGTCATTCGTCGTCGGGCTCATGGATACTGCCATTCTCAGCAGAGCTTGCCTAGTCCTCCCTCCGGTGGGGTGGAAGTTGACGGGTAAGCTTCAGTCCATGCTACCTTGGAGGTTTGCGATGTCTCACGTCTTGTCTACACAGATCACGTGCCATCCAGGTCAGAATGTGACCCTAGATGTGCCCGGCTTTTTCTTGAAGCAGTACCCTGTCACCGCGACTCGCCAGATGGAAAGCAAAGGATCGGGATGGGTCGATGTCCTGTTCAGAGTCCCGCTTGCCAAGCCGAGTGTGAGAGAGACCACACGGCTCTACCGCCTCCGTTACACGCCGATTCTCACAGCCTGTGGCGACCCCCCAGGGGAGGGGGCACGTGCCTTTAGGGTCGTCCTGTTCTACCTGTACGCCACTGCCGATTGGACCAAAGACTTTGGCGACCTCATGAAGCGGGAGCAGCTCAAGATTTACGCCGAGCGGATTCCGTGGATCTTCGTCCGTCCGCCGTCTGAAGTCGGACTCAAGACCGATGCCTTTGGTCATAAAGCGACCGCGACACAGCGCTCCGCTGAAGCGCTCTCGTTGTGGGAGTTTCGCCGTCCGTTGCCTGAGTCAGGGGCCACTCAGTATTGCTTGCTCGAACGAGACCGCTACTCGGATCAGATTAGTATTTGGATCGGGAGCGAGATTGCTTCGCACGCCGTCGGCGGAGTACAACCGACTGACCTGACTATACGGAGACAGACGGACGTGGCATAGTGTCCCTGCCGTCTGGAGTGATGCCCACGCGGCCATTCCTTCCCCGACGCCGTAGACCTTACCCCTACGGCGTCTTTTTTTTGTTTGCCCCCCTGTGGTACACTTCCCCCATCTTTCTTGCAGGAGCCGCTATGGAATCACCGCCGAAGGGAATGAAGCCCCGTATGCCGAAGACCGTCGCTGGCGCGACCCGTGCCGCCAACACACCAAAAGTGAAAATGACCACCATGCCCATGTCGAGTTCCATGCCCAAAGCCATGCCGAAATCCAAGATGCCGAAGAAACCGCGCCGGAAAATGTCCGTATGAATCCCACCGTTCAAATTCGTAAGCTCTCCGACTTTACTCGCCAGCGTCAGAACGCCAATCGTCATACGGCCCGTGGCATGTCCCTCCTCAGCGAATCGATGACCGAGGATGGCTATGTCGCGCCAATTACCACCGCCGCCGATGGGGAAGTGATTGACGGGAGCGCGCGCCTCGAAACCGCCGCTGCTACCTTTGCCGATGACGAAGTGCTCGTGCTTCAACATGACGGGCGCAAACCGATTGTGATGCAGCGGACGGATATCGCCTCGGCTGATGATCCCCAAGCCGTACGGATTAGCTTGCGGGCCAATCGCATCGCGAGCCTGAACCTCGACTGGGACCCGGAGATACTCAATGCCTTGAGTACCGACTTGAATGTCTCATCATTGTGGACCGACGAAGAATTAGCCGCAGCCTGCGCGGCGAGTGCTCCCGATGTGTCCGGCTCGTCACTCCCCACAGGCACGAATCCCCCGACGCCAGAGGCACTCCAAGCCGCTCGCCTCACCTTACGCGAACGCTTTATCGTCCCCCCGTTTTCTGTCCTTGATGCCCGTCAAGGATATTGGCAGGAGCGGAAACGCGCGTGGCTTGCCCTTGGTATTCAGAGCGAATTAGGACGGGGGGGGGGGGCACCTGGAGGGAGTCCGAGACCGGCAGCCCAATTGACCGACAGCGGACATACGGTGAGGGGTGATGGAGCAGGGAGAGCTTTTGTACAATAAAGAATCAATATGCAGATATACAGAGAGTTGACAATAGGTGCAACTTATTGTATATTGAGGGCATGGTTACTAAACTCTCGCTCCTCAAAAAGGCGGCCTCACAACAAGACTGGATTTGCGTGTTACGGATTGCCAGTAAGTTTCCTCTGTTAGGCGAACATAAAACGGCGATCATGCGCGCCTGGGAAGCCACAACCCGGCCTGACTTTCAACGGCAGCTCGGTCGTGATCCCCAAACGCTGATTGACGCGGGGATTGCCGCCCTTAAAGAACGGTACGCACTGTAAATGGCGAAAGCGATTCCAGGGGGGGGGCGATGGCCCGCCGCCAAGTTCGGCAAAGATGGTAAGTTTCCGAGAGGCGATCTCCATATGAAAAATCCCAAACCATCAAATCTTGCCCAAACACACGGGCAAGATTTGATGCGCGGAGAACATCGGATGAAAACTAATAAACTCGCCCCTGGGGGCACAGGCAGCGGGAGTGCGTTGGCCGAGCCACGCACTCCCGCTGTTGAAGCGAAATATCACAAGCCACGCATGGCGAATGCGGGAATTCAAGATACCAACGAAGAACTGCGGATTGACGGCGATCGCCGTCAATCAAAACAAGAGAATCTGACCTGGGTCAAAGGCGCCCGTGAGAACCTCGACGACACCAGCCGCAAGAATCTTGCGGCTGGTCGGCAGCCAGCAATGGGGAATCTGCCAATCAATAGCGTCTTCGCTCCGAGCGAAGACGCTGGCAACGAACAGTCACAAACCGGAACCTCGATCTTCGACCCTGTTCTCTGCGAGTTGGCTTATAAGTGGTTCTGTCCCCCTGGTGGGAGCATCCTTGACCCGTTTGCCGGTGGCAGTGTCCGTGGCATTGTCGCCGCTATCCTTGGGTATCAGTACACGGGCATTGACCTTCGGCCCGAGCAAGTAGCAGCCAATAAACAACAGGCAGACCGTATTTTGACGCGCGGTCCCGGAGACGAGGTTGTTCCTGTTAAAGTTTCTGAGGCAATGGCACGGCTCCGATTCAACGGCTGTGATCCTGAGTATATTCGGACGACCTGTCATGCTACGTGCTGCGAAAGTAGTACGAGCACCACCGGAACATTGATTACTATTCACCCGACTGAGCAACCGGCTATCGAATCTCAAGGAGGGCAGGTTATCGACGGGCTTTTACAACCTCTCCCTGGCTGTCACAAATGTCCTTTCAAAACTACGGCTGATCTCTGTGGGCTGCATGATACTCCCGATAAACCCTTTGGCTGTATCGCCTCGCCTTTTACTCTCAATAAGAACGGAACCTTGATTGTCAGAAATCGGTACAAACTGCTGAAGTGCTACGATGACGGCAATAAACTCCCGGCCTATGTGGCCTTTCGCGCTTCGCTTGATTTGCTCTTTGGTTCCACAGAGGCCGAACGGATATGTAAACATTTTGCTGATGGAGGCGGCGATATTATTGCACCCATGAGCAGACTGACCTACCAAAAGCTCATAGATAATGATGCCATTAAACATGGCAGCACGATTCAGGAGCCACCCCGACCGCACTGGATTGTCGGCGATAGCCGAGACTCACAAGCCCTTGCGCCTGGAGAATATGACTTTATTTTCTCGTGCCCCCCCTACGGTGACTTAGAAGTTTATAGCGATGACCCCCGCGATTTGAGCACCCTCGATTACGAGCAATTCTTAGCGAAGTACCGAGAGATCATTGCTCAGAGTCTCACCTCGTTGAAACCCAACCGATTTGCCTGTTTCGTCGTCGGTGACTTCCGCGATTCACATGGCTATTACCGAAACTTTGTCAGCGAAACCATTCGTGCGTTTCAGGATGCCGGAATGACCCTCTATAATGAGGCGATATTAGTGACGGCGGTTGGTTCGCTCCCTATTCGCATTGGCCGCCAATTCGGGAGCTACCGAAAATTAGGAAAGACTCATCAAAACGTACTTGTCTTTTACCGGGGCAACGTAAAAGCAATCCCTCAAGAGTTCGGCACCATTGAGGTGCCTGACCTTCTCCCCCCTGCTTCGCCAGAGTAGCATCCCTCGCTATAGCCCTCTTGGTGTAGAGAGTGTACTTGGTTGGTTATGCAATGTACGGCGAAGTCAAAACGATCCGGGCAACAATGTACCCGTCACGCCATGATTGGGCGTCCAACCTGCTATATGCATGGCGGCAAGACCCCTCGTGGCTTCGCCCATCCCTCCACCAAAACAGGCCGATACTCCCGCGACCTGCCGACCCGTCTTGTTGCCGACTACGAACACACCCGCCTCGATCCTCACTTGCTGGAACTGCGCGATGAAGTCTCGGTTGTTCACACCCGCATTCTCGATCTTATTAAGCGGGTCGATTCTGGTGAGTCCGGCCATTTGTGGCGTCAGTTACAGTCCGCCTTTCATGCCCTCACGGCGGCCCTCCGGGAACAAGATCAGGACGGCATTCGTACTGCCCTCACCGACATGAATACCCTCATTGCCCGTGGGACGCAGGACTACCTCGCGTGGGAAGAAGCCAGCAAGCAGATTGATCGCAAGCAGCGCCTCATTGAAAGTGAGCGCCGCCGAGCGTTAGAATTGGGACAGGTCGCGACCGCCGAACAGCTTGTGTTATTTTTGAAAGTCCACCAAGATGCGATTCTCGAAGTCATCACGGACCAACGCCAACTCACTCGACTTCAGTTTGCCATTAGTCAGCGTTTTCGAGCGCAAGGTCTCGCGCTACCTGACGGAACTGACCACGGAGACCTCACTTCCTAACGCTGCCTTCTTTCCCTGGGCCGCACAATACCATCGTACCCATAAAGGCGTTCCGCTCGACTTTACTCATCTGCCGTGGCTCGTGCAGTTATACGAATGTCCCGCGCAATCGATGGTCGTACGCAAGTCGGCGCAAATCGGGGTCACGGAATGGCTCACCGCGAAAGCCTTTCACTTATCTTCACGCGGATTGAACGGTCTCTATGTGATGCCGATTGAACGCGGGATGTATACTTTCGTTGCGAACCGCATTGGGCGCTCGATTCTCACCAGCCCCTTTTACAACGAGTTGATTCATTCAGCCGAAGGCTCCAACTCTGGCGTGCTCAAACACATCGGCAAAGGCGGACTCAAGTTCGTCGGTTCCAATAGCGCCTCGTCCTTTATCGAGTATCCTGCCGACTACGTCATCATTGACGAGTATGACCGCTGTGACCAAGACAACATTCAGTTAGCCTATGATCGTCTCAAGTCCAGTTTTGGCGACACCCCAGGAAAGGGTGCAGGTCGGGAAATCTACAAGATTGAGGTCTCCACTCCTACACTCCCAGACTACGGCATCGATGCTGAATACAAGAAGTCAGACCAACGGGAATGGATGGTCCCCTGTCCTTCCTGTGGCGAATGGCAGCCGATTTCCTTCTTTACGAACATGGTCGAAGAATCAGGCGGGAAGGTCACGCTGTTAGATCGAGACTGGAACATCGAATCAGGACGAGACATTTTCCTCTTCTGTCGTGAGTGTGGCAGTCCGTGGGAGGATCGATTCTCGCTGATGCCCACAGGCCGATGGGAACCGCAGAATCCTGACTCTCTGCGGCCTGGATTCTTCTTACACCGATTGTTAGATCCCAAGACGCCGCTCTCTCAACTGTGGACGAATCCCGAAGAGAAGGGGTTTGCAGATGCTGAGGGCGACGCGTCTAAGTTGATGGTCTGTTACAACTCAGACTTAGGCTTACCCTACCGACCGGAAGGGGCAGGCCTCACAGAAGACGTATTGAATGCGTGCAAAGAAACGGACTACCTCATGCCTGACTCGCTCCTCAGTAACGGCGTGGTCACTGCTGGTGTGGACGTGGGCAAACGCTATCTGCATGTGCGGATCTCGGTCCATACTGATGGGAAACGGAAAGCCGTCTTCATTGGCAAGGTGTTAGACTTCTCCGACCTGGGGGATTTATTCGATCGCTACTCAGTGAAAGCCGCGTGTATCGACTTGAACCCGGAGACCCGCAAAGTGCGAGAACTGCAAGCGAAGATCCCCTTCCTGTATGCGACGCAGTTTGTCCGGAGTGACATTAGCAAAGGACACGAAACGAAGATTGACCAAGTCACACAGACGGTGAGTATTGACCGGACCATGATCTGTGACCGGCTGGCGTCTGTCTACGCGACGAAGAAGTGCGTCCTGCCCAGTAACGCGCACACCCTGGATAGCGGGAAATACTATAAGGAGATGACGTGCCCGATTCGGGTGGAACAAGAAGGCCGAGGCGAGCGGTACTATATTTGGACCGAACGGAACTCAGGCCGCGACGATTACTTCTTTGCCGAAATTTACGACCTGGTGGCAGAGATTGTGGCCCCCTTCCTCATGCCTGTGGTTGTGGCTCCATCCTTCGAGGGGGAGGGGATGCAGAAGACCAGCGTCTGGAATCTGACGGTAGGGTAAGGGTGAGGAATGCTCAAAGCCGCCTACGTATTTGAGTGTGACGGGTGCGATGCACGGCAGGATGTTCGATTGGCGTACAATGGACACGGGCCTATTCCAGTCCCTACTCCGCCCGTAGGCTGGCGGGCGTTCTTTCCCCCTGTCCCCGTAGAAGGCGGACATATCTTCCTGTTGTGCGAGAAGCATCTCTTTAATATCTTTGCCCCACCTGAGACAATACAGAATGATGCTTGAAGTCGCTTTTCTCTTTGGCTGTGATGTGTGCGATACCCATGCCACTGCGCGGTTCGCCTGTATTCGACACACTGATCCTCCGCCGACTCCTCCGCTTCCCGATGGGTGGGCGTGTTTCGATCCGCCCGTGCACGCGTCGGGCAGTCGGTTCCTTGTGTATCTGTGTCCGAAGCACGTTGATACGCTGCTGTTGCTGGCGCAAACTCCTTAACATGGTGTGATATGCTCAAAGTCACCTATACTTTTCACTGTGACCTGTGTCATATCGAGACACTCGCTACATTCGAACACGACGCACGGATTCTGCCGCCCCTCCCTGTGGCGCCAGAAGGGTGGCAGTGGTTCGAGCCGCCCCTCTCTGGTCGCATTGCCTATCTCTGTCCGAACCACCTCCTGAATATCTTCCCCCTCACAAAGGACGATCATGGCACGTCGGAATAATCGAATTTTAAAGGCAGTCCCTCCCTCGCCCCCTCCTCCGGGGGGACCTCCTTCTGGCCCTACACCGCCCGATACGCCGCAAGAGGGGACATCAGGGAGACAGCTCTTCGAAGAGTTAGGCGTTTCTGGCGTTCGTCATTTTGGCGGCCAAATCTTCGAGGAGATAATAAAGGAGCTGCAAGGCTCACAACGCTACAAGAAATTGAAAGAGTTCCGGGAGAACAACGACACGGTAGGCGCTATCTTCTTCGTTATAGAACAACTCGTGAGAGGCGTGCAATGGAAAATCGTTCCCTTTGACCAGACCCTCCAAGCAGACGTAGACCAAGCGACCTTCATCTCGGAAGTGCTATTCGAGGATATGGAAGACGCCTGGCCTCAGCATGTGGTTGCCGCAATGGATGCCAACCTGTCCTACGGCTTCGCCTATCACGAGATCGTCTACAAGGTGCGAGGGGGAGACCAGCCACAAGACCCGAACCGCAATAGCAAGTTCGACGATAACCGGATTGGCTTACGACGGATCGCCTTACGTCCGGCAGATACCCTGCTCCGCTGGGATTTGACCGAGCAAGGCGATGTCCTCGCTTTTCGGCAGTCGGCCATCTACGGCGCGAGCGAACGAACCATTCCCATCGATAAAGCGTTGCACTATCGATTTCGTACCACTAAGAACAACCCAGAAGGGAAACCCTTACTGCGTTCTGCCTATCCTTCATGGGCGTACTTGAAAGGAATTCAAACGGCGGAGGCTATTGGTATCTCTCGCAACTGTGAGGGGCTCGTGATTGCGTGGGTGCCACCCGCTACCCTTGACCCCACTACGGAAGCCGGAAAACAGAAGCCTGCCTTTGAGAAACTGGTGACTTCAATCGGGATGAACGAGCAGCGGGGCATCGTCTATCCACTGGCCTACGATAAGAGCAATAACAAAATGTATGACCTCACCCTGTTGACCGGTGGAGGAGACGGCGGGTTTGCGGCGGGGAGTGCGGAGGCGATCACACGGTATCAACACAGCATTGCGCAAAGTGTGTTAGCCCAATGGTTGTTCCTGGGAATGGAATCCAGAGGCTCATATGCCCTGTCTACCAACATGACCGACTTGTTCTCACAAGCTGTAAATTCAATTCTCGACGAACCGACGAGCATCGTAAATTCCTATCTGATTCCTCGGCTTCTCCGCCTCAATGGTATGGACATCGCACGCATGCCAAAGCTGGCACATAGCGCAGTGACAAAGAGTGATTTTACGATGGTTTCTACGATGATGAATACCCTTGCTTCGGCAGGCTTCGATGTCGTTGGTCAGTTCCCCGATCTGCTGAACTGGGTAGGAAAAGAACTGGGAATTCCGCGCCCAGAGCAAGAGGACCTCGCCGAAGAGTAATGCTTGCTTTTTATTCCTTTTACGTATACACATGAGGAATGAAAATACAATTACCGAAGCCGTTAAAATGTCTCCGTTGTACCTATGAATGGCATCCGCGAAAAACCGAAATCCGAATCTGTCCAAAATGCAAGTCAGCCTACTGGAACGTGGAGAAGCCGAAATGAGGTGCTTATTATGTGGGGAAGATCGTGGGTATGGGATGAGCGTCAAGCGGCCCAAGTATTGCCGACTCTGCATTGTAAATGTGCAAATGAAAGCTGCAAAAGTTCGACGGGGAAATGCTAGCTCTAAAGTGAATAGAGCAAAAAAGAAGGGTCTGTTACCAAAGCTTGATGGAAGTATTACGTGCTGTGATTGTGGTAACCCTGCTGAGGTGTACGACCATCGAGATTATAATGAGCCCCTGAATGTGGAGCCTGTCTGTTATTCCTGCAATTGGCACCGCGGCCCGGCAAAATCCGTAAAGAACTATCATCATCCTGGTCTTCTTGGTCCGTCCCCATTTCCGTCTGAAGAGTCGTGATGCAGCAAGGAGGAATAAAATGGCAAAGACCAAAACCAAAGGCGCGAAAAAGGTCGCCCGTGTGATGCGCGAATTTTATGCGGGTGACCTCCATAGCGGATCAAAGACTGGCCCTGTTGTCACCAAGCCATCTCAGGCGAAAGCCATTGCACTGGCGCAAGGGCGCAAGGTGAGCCGGAAGAAGAAGTAACCGATGCCTTCGACTCTTCTTTTTCCGCGTGAAGATCGCACGCCCATAGACCACGGCGAAGTGATGAAGGCTCTCTTAGAGAAAGCCGCTCGTTCTTCTCCGACCTTGCTCACCCGCCTTGCTGACCTCGCCGAGACTAAGCTCAAACGCCGATTCCTCGAAGCCATAGACGGTCTCGCAGACTACACCCAGTCCGACATGCTCCGTGCCCTGACGAATGGGGACATTGCTTCAGCAACCGCCCTCCTCAATCAAACCCGCTTTGGTGGTCTGTTCCAAGCCTTCACCCGCGAACTGGCAGCCTTAGCGCTGAGGGCGGTCACCGCAACCGTAGGGACCCTGGCAAACAAGAAGATTATGTTTGATCCTCGTTCCGTGAATCCAAGGATTGTGCAGTGGGTACAGAACCATAGCGGCGAGTTGATTGTGGAGATTACCCAAGGAACCCGGCAAGCCATCCGGCAGGTGCTTACTACTGGCATAGAAGCCGGGAACAATCCCCGTGTGATTGCTCGGACGATTAGGCCCCTCATCGGCCTCACAGACCGCCAAACCTTAGCTCTGACACGCTACCGGGAGCGACTAGAGAAGAGGGGTGAGCCGGGAATAGACCGTAAAGTGACGAGGATGGCCGTGAAGGCCCTGAACCGACGAGCCGAGACCATTGCGCGG